TTTTAGAAATAGTTTCTTGTTGTCAGCCATTGCTTTTTTGATTATTTCTAGCTCACTCACAGTTTTTCTCCTTTGGCAAATCCTCTGAACTTCATAAATCTAGGAAATCTCAACGAATATTCATTCACAGCATCTTGATTCTGTGTGATAGCATCGGCTCTCACTTCAATCACTTGCCCAATCAAGGATTTACTATCCTTCCAAAACTCATCTCTTTCTTCATCAGTCAATCCTGACCCCACATTGGTTTTAATAAATTTGCCATCGTCAGTGCCTTCCACAATAAAGGCTCCCAGTTTGCCCACGTTCCTTCCTGTGCCTTCTTCCACAGATTTCACAGTCAAGCTCACTTCAATAAATGGTTTCAGTTTCAACCAAGCATGGCTTCTTTTGCATTCATACGGAGCATCCATATCTTTAATCATGATGCCTTCATATCCACCTGCTACTGCCCTCTTATTCACGTCTGTGTAGGTCTTTTGTCCTTCCACAGTGTCTAGGTCCACAATTTCATGTGCCAGCACTGTGACGGCGTTTAAATTGGTTTTATGCTGGTCGTACCAAGCCTTGACCATGGCAGTTCTGTCCGACTGCTTCTTATCCCAATAGCCTTCCATAAAATTAGACAATGGTAAAAAATCAAACAAGTGCAACACAGCATCCAATGCTCCTGCGGATTCTTTGCGATGTACTTGCTTCATTAAATCTTGAAAATTTTCACTCATTACTTCACCATCCAAAACCACGGCATAAGGTGGTGGGCTTTTTTTAACCACTTGCGATATCTGTTCTGCGATGTGTCCAAAGTTGGTAAATTCTTTGCCATTGCGGCTGAACATGTCCACTTTGCCATCTGGATACACAATAGTGATCACTCTTACTCCATCTAATTTTACTTCCAACATTTTTTTGCCTATCAGTTTCTTTTCATGATTGGCACTGTCATGTGCCAATTGGCAAGTGAACACTGGCACTTCATATTGTTTAAATTTGTTCTTGGTGGCCACACTGTTGACTGTTTTTTCGCTGACTCCACATCTTAAGTCTTTGATCAGTATTCTACGATAGAAACCATTCCACTGTTCTGCTGTTGCAGTGCTCATCAAAAGGTTAATGGCATCACGTGCGGCATGTCCTGTGAGTTCTCTACGATGCAGTTGCTCTGCCAACTGTTTAAATATCTTCCATTCACAGCCTTGACCTTTGATCACTGTGTCTTTTTCGGGTACCTGTTTCACCCCAAATGTGTAAAGTTTGTCCAAACACATACGCACACCTTCAAAGAATTCATCTAGGCCTTCTTTCATAGCCAGCAACAGAATGGCTTCTTTGGCCAATCTGCTGTTGTCTGCTTCTAGTTTAGCAATTACTTCTTGTGGTTGTGTTCTCATGGATACTATCTAGGTTTTAATATGGTATGAAAGGCTGTTTCTTGCCAAGTGTTTGGAAACGCCTTAGCCAAGTCTGCCACCTTCAACACAGTTCTAAGACTGATCTCTCTCAGTCTACGTTGATGTTCCACCACAAACTCCACTATCTGATTCTCAGTTTCAGGAGTCAATTCATATTCATTCAACATGCCATCTGTGACAATCTGTCTAATTCTTAATATCTTTTCTCTAATGGTATCAATTGTGAGATCAATATAGTGACTTCTAGACTCCAGTGCTTCCAAATGATCTCTTAGTTTTTTACTCTTCACATTGTCAAATTTGATGTTTGTGATGAATATAGCCGAACCTTTGAATTCAAAACTGCTGGGCACACCTTCTTCTCTCAATCTGTATGCTTCAGTGTTCCAACAAATTCTTCTAGTTCTTTTGGAATCCAAAGCTGCCTTCAATATGTTCAAAGATAAGTCCTCTAATAATATACTGTCGCAGTCATCAAACACCAACACATTGTCCTTCTCTTTAAAATGATACAGTTTGCAATACAAGCCCAATGCACTCATAGCACCTTTGACCACTTCATACTTGGGTTTGCTGTCTCCCAATGTGGCTAGGATGTCATGTTTTTGTAACACAGCCTCTACGCCAAAGGATTTACCCACGCCTGGAGGTCCTGACACAATCATTGCTCTCACATCACCTCTTTTGCAGGCTTTAGTCATGTCTGTTAATATGTCGAATCTTTTTCTTAATCTTTCTACCACTTCTGTATCGCTCTCTTCTTTAGGAGCTTCTGGTGCTTTGTCTCTCAATTGAGATTCCGATTCCACAGATACTCTGATCTCTTTGTCTGTGGCACCTGGAAATTCTTTGATGTCTTCCACTTTGACTGTGACGAAGCCACCTGGTTTGTGCGGATATGGATGATATGGTTTGACCATTTCGAATACTTGATTTTCTATCTTCTTACTTCTATAACTGCCTTCTAGCACGTATATTTGTTTTTTCATATGTTTGCCTATGGTTGTTTGCCTAAGTTGTATTTTGCCTAATGTATATATATAATAACTTCTTTGAACTCAAAAGTCAAATTATATTACTTGTGTTTCACCTTTAAAAAGTCAATAAAATCAATGACTTACAAAGGATTTGCACAAACGAAAAAGGGCGGCTACTAGAACCACCCTTTTCCTAACTAACAGAAGTAGAAATTATTCTACGTTGATCAAGCCTCTTGCGATTGCTTGATAGCCAGCACCAATAACTTTTCTTGGGGCTTTGCCAGTTCTGTAAACTTTTGCGCCAGTTCTCTTATTTGTGTTTAAGAACACTGGGAAGCCTTTGAATCTTAGGCTTTGAATTACTGCACCTGGGTTAGCGGCACCAAATCTATTTTTGATGGCTGCTGCTGTAAGAGCTTCGCCAGCTTCTAAAGCGGCTTCTACTCTATCTTGTATACTAGTTGATCTTCTCATTGAGACGACTCCTTCTTTTCTTGTTGTTGTATTATCAGAAGCAAAGCTTCTAAATAATCTTGTTAATATATTACTAGAATTTTTGATTCTAGTCAATCGTTTTTTCATTTTTGTTCTCCGTTTTAGTCTTTTTTGGATAGAATTTTATCTATCAATCCATACTCAAGCGACTCTTGCGCATTCATAAATTTGTCTCGCTCCATGTCAGCACTCAATTGATCAAAGGTTTTGCCTTTGGAGTTGTGTGTGACGTAGATCTGAGTGAGTTCCTTTTTCAGTTTAAGGATCTCTTGAGCATGAATCTGTATGTCTGTGGCTTGACCTTGAGTACCACCTGATGGTTGATGTATCATGTGTCTAGCATGTTTCAACATGTATCTGTGTCCTGGTGCACCTGATTGTGCTAATAGACTGCCCATAGAGCAAGCCTGACCTATCACATAGGTATACACAGGTGATTTGATATATTGCATGGTGTCATAGATGCCCAAACCTGCTGTGACCAATCCTCCAGGAGAATTGATGTAGAAGTGTATGGGTTTGACTGTTTCGCTTTCTAAAAATAAAAGTTGACTCACTATAAGACTGGCACTGATTGGATTTACATCTGTGTCCAACATCACTAACCTATCTTTGAGCAGTCGACTGTATATGTCGTAGGATCGTTCGCCTCTGGCTTCTTGTTCTATAACTATGGGCACCAATGATGGCATATTATTTGGGTCCTTTCGAAGTAAATTCTAGATTGGCCATGTTGCCCACATATTGATTGTGCTTGGCATCATACCGCATAGTGAGTCTAATGGATCGTTCCACAGACACATTTAAAAATTGTTTAGGTTTAAATTCTAACACTTCTGCTAGCACTGTTTTATCAGTGTCAGAACAATACACAGAAACTTTGTCCAAAGAATTTGTTTGATTCATACTTGTATTATACTATCTTAGTCGTCAATTGTAAAGCGAAATTTTTCAAAACAAATGTAATAAATTATATCAAAAATTATAAAATTATTAAAATACCCCCAAGAATCCAAATCTCTATCTAAAAAAAACACAGGCATTATCACAGTGATCAACATCAGCATGATGCCATAATGTATCACAAGATGTTCTGGCAACTTGTAAGTCAACCATTTCATCTTTTATCTCAGCTGATCTCTGAGTTT